AGCCGCATCTTGGTTCAGCAAAACTTGATCTTGGTATATCTCAAACGTATTTGGTTTTATACCACGAATAATCTTGTATTCTTTATTACCAATAGAAAACTCAATCTCAACAACACAATCTCTACCGTTAATACTATTTAGGAGATTTGGTTTGTTGACGTTTCTAAACGGTTTACCAAAAAGGGCAAAGCACAATGCATCAAGCATTGTTGATTTACCCGAACCATTTGAGCCTACAATTAGAGTGTTGGAATTACCATTCAGTTGAATTTCTGTGAAATGGTTGCCAGTAGATAGTAGATTTTTCCAACGTAATTTTTTGAATAATATCATTCAGTCTCGGTGCTTAACGCTTCAATATAAAGTTCATGCATAATGTTTTTTAGTTTAGCAGATTCAACATCTAGTGTCAAGTTATCTATGTACTTGGAAAGAATTGTCATCGTATCTTCCGCTTCATCAATCACATCATCATTGATGGTTTCTATATCACCGAAGTCTTCTACAATTGAAATATCTGCCACACCAGCTTTATAAAGACTGTCTATTACAATGTCAAACAGAAACGGATTTTGTTTACAAAGTACGACAACTTTTACATAACAACCTTGATAGATTGAATAGTCAAATGTCTTGTACTGTTCAGCAAAATGTTCCAAGTCATCTTTGTAATTCAACTTGTAGAACATTCTGTGGGGATTTTGTATAAACTCAAGTTCTCTTGTGTTAGTATCAAAGATATGAAAACCTCTTGGATCATTGTAATCAGACCAAGTAATCTCATATGGAGTACCGACGTATGTAATTGTACCATCAGTTGACTTGTGGTGAAAATGGCCAGTAAGAACTACATCATACTTGTCTAGTTTATTTTTATCTAGACCTTCATGACAGATATTACCTCTGTCCATTTCAAAACCAGCAAGTTCAAAATGACCTAAGCAGATTTGTGCTTTTGAATTTTTTATTTGAGAAAGGATTTCACTTTCATTATCATCACATAACCAAGGTACGATGTCAACATCAATACCGTCAAAACTAACTGTACTAAAAGAATTATATACAGTAATGTTATCATATTCTTTTAGAAGTAATTCTGAGGAATTAATCTGTAGGGTGTTTTTGAATGCAACATCATGATTGCCAAGCAATGTAATGAACGTGATGTTATTCTGTTTGAGTTTATCAAAGAAATATTTACGACACAAATAAAGTGAATTGAAGTTGATAAATTTACGGCGGTCAAATAGATCGCCAAGTTGTATAATGGTTGTAATACCATTTTCTTTTAGATATGGAAAGAACGTGTTCGTATAGAACTTCTCTGCATATTTATGAAATTCCAATGAGTCATTACGCATACCAAAATGCGTATCACCAAGTATACATAATTTCATCAGCTATCCGATTCTTCGTCTATAAACTGCTCAATCCCAGTTGCCTTTTTGGTGCTTTTTTTCTTCTTGTTCTCTTCAAAGTTATGAATGAACTCTGAAATGTTGTCGTACAGTTCAAACTGTTTCATGTTTCCATTTTCATCTTCGTACATCTCACCTTCATCCAACAAACCAAACTGTTGTGTTGCTTTATATTTCACATACAATTGTTTTTTCTCACGCATGATTCTACGCAAGAAAGCATAATAAATTATCTGAGTAAAATATGCAAATGGATTTTTAGATTTATCTGGATCAAAGTTACGGAAATACATCAAACAATTTTCTACACCATCTGATATCATTTCATCACGATACGTGTAAGAAATAAAGTTTGGTTTTCTAGATAAATGCTCTGCAATTTTTAGAAAACATTCGCCAATATAGTTTGGTATTTTTGGTTCTGCTGTATTATTCTTTTGTGCATCTTCACAATCAGCCCGATACTTGATAAGTGCTGCTAGAAAATCGGCATTGTTTACGTAATGTTTTTCTGTAGACATTATACATTACCATGAATGTTATTCTTCAGATACGTATAGCCTTTGATGAGTTCTTCAACGCCATCATCAAGTGTATGGTATGGCATCCATCCAGTTGCTTCTAGCTTTTCGTTTGAAACAATGTAGTTACGCTGATCAGGATCTTTCTTGATATCACCTTCTACAATTGTAAAGCTTGGAATATGTTTCTTGATAATTTCACACAACTCAAGCTTAGAAACATTTGCAGAAGAAAGACCCACGTTGTAGATATTACTCTTCATGTAATCAAATAGTTGAACAGCATGTAAAAATGCTTCACATACATCACGGACATGAATGTAATTACGTTTGAAATGTCCTTCAAATATAACGACACACCCATCATTGACTGCACGATATGTCAAGTCGTTGACTAGTAAATCAGTACGCATACGTGGTGACATACCAAAAACTGTAGCAAGCCGATAGCTGATTGCATTCTCACGCTGCATCAATTCTTGTTCAACTGCAACTTTATCAATAGCATATTTTGAAATAGGACGTAGTGGAGAATCTTCAGTGCAGAAGTTGTTTTCATCACCAGTACCATAAGCAGAATTTGTTGTAGGCATAATGATGCGCTGTTCACTTGATACATTCTTGAGCATCCAGAACATTGCATCTTTATTTGTTGTATCTGCACCAACAACATCTTTGTTACAGAGTGGCGCACCAACCAATGCTGCAAGAGGAATAATAATGTCTGCTTCTTTCAGCAGTGGTGTCATATGTGCTGGATTACGGATATCTCCATTTACTATTGTTAGATTTTTGTTTTCGCAAAGATGATTCAAACCACTTTGACGAAACATAAAGTTATCTAGAACAGTAACTTTACAATTCATCTGCAACAGATATTCTACTAAAATACATCCGATGTAACCGGCTCCACCAGTTACTAATACTCGCCACTGTCCCATATTATACCCTATTCAAAATGTTTACGATTTCATTGATTTGTGTTTCTTTCAGTGTCGGATAGTTTCCGATGTAGAAAGAATAGAAGTGCATATGATCTGTATTAGGAAAATTCTTGTAGTGTTTCTCTGGTACAATGTTTTTCAAATATGGTTGGCGTAACTGATTACCACCACCAGCAGAGCCTCTTCTGAATTCAATTTCTTCATCACGCATCTTACCCATCAATCTGTTTACAAAAAATTCTGTACAGTAGTCGTGTTGTAATACAATATTGAATGCATAATTACTACAACCTATCAATCTAAAATCTACTTTATATTTTCTCTGATCCAACTTAGACAAAAAGTGAAACAGATTTTTATTTCTTAGTGTAACATTTTCATCCAAATGTTTCAACTGATTTTGACCAAGTATACCACCAATTTCAGTATTACGCATATTGTATGCTGGATATGCAAAGATAAAATCTGGATTCAAAGCTGGATATTTTTTCTTGTACTCATTAGACATCTCTTCTGAGCCACACTCACGTACCATACCATGTGAACGAAGCATACGAACTGTGTGATAAACTTCTTCATCATTTGTACAAACCATACCACCTTCAATCGTTGACATGTGATGTGCAAAATAAAATGAGAAGTTTGACATCCAACCAAAGCTACCCAAAAGTTTTTGATTATGTGTTGCACCATGCGATTCACATACATCTTCAATCAGAGGGATATTTCTATTTCTCAGTTCTTCTAGGAGTCTATCTGTCAAGCAATCAAAGCCCTGTGCGTATGTGAGAAACACTGCACGTGTCTTATCTGTAATGGCATTGATGATACCGTCAGTATTCATGCCCAAAGTGTCCAAGTCAATATCAACAAATACTGGAGTAAAGCCGCATTGAATGATAGATGCGATATCTGATACCCATGTGAATGGTGGTACAATAACTTCACCACCCTCTGGATGTTTGATCTTCAACATTGTCATTGACAAGAGATTTGCTGAAGCACCAGAGTTTACAAAGACTGAATACTTTACGCCCAACCATTTACTCCATGCTTCTTCAAAAGCACGGCACTCTGGTCCGTTTGTAAGTTTTGGATTATCTTTTTTTAGATGTTCTATTACCAAATCTAAATCTTCTCTAGTAATATTGTCGGACATTAAAGGATACTTCATCATCACTCCATAATTATCGTGCTGCCACTGTAATCAAATTTGAATGGCACCCATATGTTTATTTCAGGTATTGCTTGTTTTATTATATCATGTTTTTCTGGAGATGCAAGAAACATAAAGAAACCACCACCACCAGCACCCATAAGTTTACCGCCATATGCACCCGCTGCTCTTGCTTTTTGATAGATGTTATCTATGTATTCGGTTGTAATATCATTAGTAAGTTGTCTTTTGTAATGCCACTGAATATCAAGAAGCGCACCGATTTGTTCTATTGGTTCTTCTCCTAGAAAAGCACAATAAGCATCATCTGCTAAGTCACGAATTTTTTTCAAATATTTTTCTGACTTACCTGATTTGATATTTTCAACTTGTTGTTTAGCGTGAACATCTGAGAATCTATCAATGCCAGAAAAACCTAACATAATATATTTCTCTAAAGTATCTTCGTACTGAAACGGAATGTCTAGAGTTGAAACTTTGATGTTGTCTTTAGAAAGTTCAATAACATTGATACCACCGTAAGCCGCGGTAATCTGATCTTGCACACCCACAGATTCACCAATAAAATTCTGTTCTACATCAATAGCACTTGAAGCAAGACCATAAGGTGTAGGTAATTTTTTTTGATATGTTTGTAAAGCGTGAATCAGTCCAACAGTAAATGCAGAAGATGATCCAATGCCAGAACGAGCAGGAAGGTCGCCGTCGTGGCTAATAGAAATACCATTAGATATATCATGATACTTTAAACACTCCCTTACTGAAGGATGTTCTATTTCAGATATGTCATTGACAGTTTCTATCTTTGAATAGATAATCCGATTAGCATGTTCAAAATACGGCGGTAACTTCTTTAGACTTATATAGCAGTAATGTGCCATAGCAGCAGAGATTATCTTTGATGGATGTTTTTCATACCATGCTGGATAATCTGTGCCACCTCCAAATAAAGATAAACGATACGGTGTTTTAGATATAATCATTTTTCATTATAATAATCACCATATTCTACTAATATGGTTGCTTTGCCATCTCTTCTCAAATACGCTGTGCAGTATGCATCATACACATGTCTCGGTTCTTCTAATCTAATTATATCAATATTTGGGCAAAGAAGTCTATACGCATCTGTATAATCACCGACATGTTGATGTTGTGGATGTAAAGGTCTTTCTGAACCAATGCCAGTTCTTATAATAATTCTTGGCTTGTAATCAGACATCATCGTAATTTTATCTACGTGATTGACCAACTGATTTGTTGCACACACTAGAAAATTCCAACGTGGATAAATGCTCACAGGAATATAACCAGCAAGTGCTAAACCCAATGTCATACCCATTTGTGCATCTTCAAACACAGGCATTTCTAACAATTGTTCTTTAGGAACATCTTTTAGTGTGTTAGACATTGCTGTACCAGCATACTCTACTGCTTGACCCATAAAGATAACTCTTGGATCACCAGCAAGCATTTCCATTGCACGTTTTAGTTCGTCAAAGTATTTCAAAATTGTACCCTCATTCCAGCACCAGCATGTGGATATTTTGTTTCATATTCATAGTAATAAATGGATTCGTGTTCACAATGTTTGTATGTTGACTCTGACACACCCCAAGTTTTATTTGTATCAGTACAAACAGATTTGCCATTGTCTTCAACAATGAATTTGATAGGCAGTTCATGTTGAATAGAATACTTGAAGTTTTCCATGAAGATGCCAGATTCTGATGTCATGTCACCAACAAAGCAATACACCTTCGTGTCAATCTTTTTACGTTTCATTGCCATCGCAGTTCCTACTGCAATAGGAATATTGCCACCAACAATTGCTGATGAGTATATGTTGTATTGTGGATAGCAAAGTGAGATTGACTTGCCTTCCAAAATATCTTTTTCTAAAACTTCTGGCGGCACACCTTTCAACAGACATTGATAATGTGAACGCCATGAACAGAACACCCAATCTATTGACCGAATGTTTTTGAAGATTTTTATCATTTCATTTTCATTGCCATAGTACAAATGAATTGGCGCACGAATTCTACCATTGTTGAAATGATCAGCAATCTTATCTTCAAATGCGATAAGTTCTTGTTTAGTCACCTAGAATTTTCCTTTTCAATCTAATCTTGGACATCTCTTCAATATTTTTACGTGAATCAATTCCAAATTTGTTTTCAACAAGATTCAAGAATGGTTCATGTGAAAAGTATTTGTGCCAAGCATCATCACGAAACTTCAATACTTCAGCACCAGTTAATGAGTTTGTTCTGAGTGGTTTACAGTCATATGAAAGAAATGCAAACTCATCAAACGTTTGTGGTAATTCCCATTTGTTATTAACTGCTTCCATATACAACGGACTGCCTGGTAATGCCATTGCTGCATAGAAGTTTGCATGTTCGCAGTTCAACTCAAGTGCAAGGTCTAAAGTTTCTTGCATTGTTTCATGTGTATCTTCTGGAAATCCAAACATGTAATTGCCCAACACATTGATATCAGCGTCTTTGATATCTTGAACTACATCATGAATATCAACTTGTTTGAAACGACCCTTATCAATCTCTAAACGAACTTGTGGATTTCCTGCTTCAATACCAAGTGCAAGCCAATTTACGCCAGCTTTTTTGAATAATTCAAGTTGATCTTTTCTTACTGAATCAACACGTGCATATGCCCAAAAGTTGAATTTTATTCCACGATCAACAAGACCCTGAAGAATAGGAACGTAATATTTTTTGTTTAGGAAAAACATCTCATCAGTCAAACGAACTGTGCGTACACCATTTTCCCACAAATACTCAAACTCTTTGAGCATCAATTCAGGAGACCAGAAACGCATACCACGTGAGTCAGAAGAAACTGCGCCTTGTTGATACGATGTTCTGTTGACGATATTGATCATGCAGAAGTTGCATCCGAATGAGCAACCTAATGATGTAGAGATTGCTGCAAATGGTGTACGACCTTCATCTTTGAAATAACTATGCCAGTAATGTGCGCGGTACTTATCAAGCAGAGTCTTGTCTTTAGGCAACAAATCCCATGCATAACCCGGCATCACATAGTCCATATCTTTTGTTTGGACAATCTCACCAGGCGCACCTGTCGCAGCAAAACCATTTTTCTTATAGACTAGACCACGAACTTTGTTCAGTTCATCAACATAGTTTGTTTGTAGTAAATCTAACAGACCATAAACACCCTCATTGATGAATACGAAATCAACATAAGGTAAACCAATAACATCATATGGCAATGCAGATGCATGTGAGCCAATGAATACTGTTTTGATTGATGGATGTGATGCTTTGAGTTGTTTTGCTAGTTTTGATGCACCAATCATCATCGTGGTGCCTGAGTTTGGATTTTGTCCGTAAAGAACAAAGACTGCTATATCAGTTTTTGTATCTGCGATTTTCTCTGCTGCATCTTCAACGCTTGTTGGTTCAGCGTCAAAGTCTAGAATGCAAGGATCATGACCAGCAACACGAACAGCATTAGCAAGAAGCAATGCCCATGTTGGAGGTTCAATAGCAGAATACTTACTCGCAAGTGCCTGATATGCTTGTGCAGCACTGCTTGGTATAACAAATGTCACCACTTTTGACATAACAAAATAATCCTTTTAATGCAGTTTTTTGTTTTTTACTTCCTGAACTTGTTGGAGAATTTCTTGATAAATCTCTTCTTCACTATCTTCATTGTCATCTTGTTCTTCTAACAATTGATCTAACTTGTTATCAGCATCCAACATGTCTTCAGTGACTTTCTCTACAATCTTATCATAGTACCGAATCATTGATTCTTTAGGTTCAACAATCGTAATGATATCTGTTGAATAAACGTGTGCAGAATTTTCTTTGATAAGTTCAACTGGCAACCAGGGCATCATCATCATTACTGTTTGACCTGTAGGCATTCTACGGAACACCAAACGCATAGGATCAATCAATTGAATCATATCAGAATTTTCTTCTTCATGCATAGAAGCCACAATATCTTCACCAGTCTGCATTCTTATTAGTC